CATAGACTCAGCGGCTGTCTTTTTCGTCCCGCCTGTTCGGACTCCCTCCTTTTCACACTTTGAATTGTTTTGGGACAACAATTCAACGCTTTGAAGATCACTGGAGATGCCAGCACCACAGAATTCGTGAGATTCCTGATCATTCGTAGTTGTTTGTTCGTTGGTTGTGAAAGCCATCGTGATTTTGCCTGTTTTAATGCTACCAGCAGCAGACTCTTCATCTCCAAGGATAAATCCATCGAAGAAAAGAGCATTTGAGTCCACATAGCGAACGTATTCGCGCTGCATGTAAGCCTCATAGCGCAGAAGATTCGGACGAGTCGTCAACTTCTTTGCGGCGCTCATAATTTTAGGAAAGTGTTCATTGAAGACTATCCTTCCATGCAGAGCGAGTTCATACGCTGCGGTTTCCAAATTTTGGGCGCACAGCGCATGATGCTCCGTCTTGCCACGCACCCACTGAGCCATTTCGAGCACAGTAGCGAGGGCAAGCGGAGCAAGCCAGCGGTTCTGTTCCTTATCGAACACAAATCGCCGCTTAAGGAAACCAATTTCACTGATCTTGCGAAAAGAAGTGGCTCCAATTTCCTTTGTCTCGGTGGTATAGACCATACCAAAAGCAGCAAAAGCTTCAGTAATGTTGCTCATATTAAACCAACTGGTAATTTCCTCAGAAATGGACCAGAGGTTATCGTCGCCATAATTGAATACATCCACGTTGCGCGTGAAAGAATCCATATACGCATTCTCAGGACTGTGCACTTGAGCTGTAATAATATAAGCCAAGCGACAAGCGATCGAATTGTAAACTGAATTGATAATAACAGTCAAAGGGTTACCGGATGGTTGTGATTGATTCCAAACGTAGAGATCTGAACCTACTAGATGCACAGAGTGCACTATTTCAGCCCACAAGACCTCACGTACTAGATCATCTTTGGGATTTCCACCAGCTGCAGCATACATCTCGTTGATTTTACGCAAAATTTCCCATAAAATGGAAGATTGCAAAGTTCCATCGAAATTGCTGAAATCTCCAGCTAAGAGATTTTCACCTTTTTGCAACAGCATTGTTGCAAGGACAGTCCATTCCAGTGAGTAGGGATTGATTCCAACACAAGCCTCACCAATAACACGGCTCTCCATAATCTTTGCAGCGAAATCGCCGAAATACATTCGAAAAGCCAGATTGAAATCAATGGGACCAACACTGAAAAGACGAGTTTTGCCGAGAGCAACTTTCGCAAGTTCGCGACGTTCGTCCTTGAGTGTGTCAACCCAGATTGTTGAAGTACGAATGCCTCTTTCAGCATTCTCGACTCTATCATTGACAGCCTTCATGAGAACAGCATCATCAAGACACCAATCCTCACCTGAGCCTAACCATCGAGTCTTTCCAGGCATCCCATCTTTCTCAAGAATCCAGGGATAACCAGGTGAACTTTTCCGATCCAGAGGTTGCACCCATTCATCTTTTTCGACTCCCTTAATAGCCTCAACGTATTGCAAAACACGTGGCTTTCGGGTAGTCTCGATCCAATCAAGCTTAGAGAAGAAATCAAAACTCGCATCTCGGATCATATCATCACTAATTAAGCTTGGAGTAATAATGATCTTGTTGCGAGCCAAAGCCATTGGATTGATGAGTTGGTGTTCTTCATTCCGGAAAGGACGAAGGCGAGCTGGAGCAGTCAAATACTCTCCACCAGTTAGCTCACAGCCAATCGGTGAATGGAAGATATCAGTCTTTCCAGGTTGGAAGACAGGACGGACTACACTCCCGAGCGCCATAATTCCGGCCAAGGGTTGTTGTTCCTGCAGTTCCAAGAAGCTTCGCTTGAACTCACCACCCTCATACATGTTGTTGAGAGTTTCCTCACCAGCAACCAAAGTTGCAGGAATTCTCATCTCTCCAACTTCAGGTAGTGCGATTTGTACATCAGGTTTCGCCATGAACGAGATGGCAGCGCGAACAGCACCGATACTTAATGGTGTTGAAATTCCCGTATATCCAGGAATTGGAGTACCACCACAGTGGATCCCGATAATTTTGCGTGTGTGCTCTTTACAGAGCGACACCAACAGCATACCGCAATCACCTCCAATGGTCTCCACATTGTAAGCAAAGAAACGGAAGAGTCGCTCAGTATAATCTTTGCCTTC